TTCAAGCGCAGGCGTATCGTGAGTTGTTGCCTGCAACTGGACCTGTTCGAACGTCTGTTATTGGTGCGCAGAATGAGGTGCTTGTAAAGCAGTCTGAGCGTGTCAAAGATTACATGAATTATATGATAACCTATGAAATGGAAGAGTATGATCCTGAGTTGGATCAAATGTTGTTCTATCTTCCTGTTGTGGGTTCTACGTTTAAAAAGGTTTACTTTGATCCGCTAAAACAACGTGCGGTTAGTAAGTTTATTCACGCTGAAGATTTAGTTGTGCCGTATGGTGCAATTGATTTGGTTTCTTCTCCTCGCGTTACGCATCGAATCACGATGGATTCTAACGAAGTTCGCAAGATGCAACTTGTTGGTTTCTATCGTGACATCGACCTTCCTACTGGTGGGTACGGTGAAGAGGATATGGCTGATGAGGTCGAGGAATCAATTGATGACATTCAGGGAGTTCACCCAAGTGGACCTTCTGAAGATTTAACTTTGTATGAGGTCCATACAAGCCTTGATATTGAGGGCTTTGAGGACATGGGAGCAGATGGCGAGCCGACAGGTTTGAAGTTGCCATATATCGTCACAATCATTGCTGATTCTGGCGAAGTATTGGCTATTCGTCGTAACTATATGGAAATCGACCCGATGAAACGTGCGAAGCAGTATTTCGTGCATTATAAGTTTCTGCCCGGTCTTGGTTTCTATGGCCTTGGTTTGACTCACATGATTGGTGGGTTAGCTCAAGCGTCAACGTCGATCCTGCGTCAGCTTATTGATGCAGGCACCCTCTCCAATCTTCCAGCAGGCTTTAAAGCCCGTGGCGCTCGTATCCGCGATGAAGACAATCCCCTTCAACCGGGTGAGTTCCGCGATATTGATGTGGTTGGAGGCACCCTGCAAGGCTCCTTGATGCCACTCCCCTTCAAAGAGCCTTCAGGGACGCTTTATAACCTTTTGGGAACCCTAGTGGATGCAGGACGCCGTTTCGCGTCTATGGCTGACCTCAAGGTTGGTGAGATGGGCGGTGAAACGCCTGTTGGCACGACGATGGCGATTATGGAGCGTGGTACAAAAGTTATGTCCGCGATTCACAAGCGTTTACATTATTCGCAGAAGATTGAGTTTAAATTACTTGCGAAAATCTTTTCTGAAACGATCCAGTCTTATCCGTATCAAGCGGACATGCAAATGGGTCCAGAGATTTTCGTGCAAGACTTTGGAGGTCAAATTGATGTCCTACCAGTTTCTGATCCCAATATTTTCTCTATGTCGCAAAGGATTGCTCTGGCGCAAACTGAACTACAGTTAGTGCAGTCTAATCCGCAAATACACGGTGGCCCACAGGGTCTGTATGCCGCGTACCGTAAGATGTACGAAGCTCTTGGTGTAACAAACATAGATGCCATTCTTCCACCCCCGCCTCAACCGCAGCCTATGAACGCTGCGAAAGAGAACCAGATGGCATTGCAGGGAGCGCCATTACAAGCGTTCCCTGACCAAGATCACCAAGCGCATATTGAAACACACATGGCTGTAATGTCTACGCCTGCTATGGAGTTGAACCCACAGTCTATCATGGCGTTACAGGGGCATATTCAGGAGCATATTGGCTTGATGGCTGAACAGCAGGCGCAGCAAGAGATTATGTCTCAGATACCGCCAGAGCAAATGCAGATGATGCAACAGCAAGCTCAGATGATGCCGCCACAGCCCGGTCAACCGCCTATGGACCCAATGATGCAGTTCAAGCCTCAGATCGACTCTCGTGCGGCTGAAATCATAGCGGAGATGACAGAACAGCTTGCACAAGCGGTGGCCCCACCTCCACAATCTGATCCACTTGTAGATATTCGAAATCAAGAACTGCAACTGAAGGCAGCGGACATGCAGCGTAAGCAGCAGGAGTTTGACGCCAAGCAGGAAATGGAAGGCGAGAAAGAGCGTAATGATGTTCTAATCGCACAACAGCGCATTGATGCTCAAGAGAAAGCGATTGATGAACGTTCACGCGTAGCGGAAGAGCGTATTCAAACACAGAGAGACATTGCTGCGTTAAACTCTAGGATGAAGGGAAATTAAAATGGGATCAGTAAGAGATAAAATGGTCGAACAAATTCGTGCGGCAAAACGTGCTGCATCAAGTGTTGTTCAAAAAATTCCTGTAGAAATGGTAAGAGCGCGTAATGAGGAAGGACATTTTGTAAAAGATGACCCAAAAACCCCAGAAAACGAAGCGTGGGTTGAAAAGCCAAAAGCCAAAAAGAAAGAAGCAGCCAAAGCCCCAGCGAAAAAACGGGGGCGGCCTCGTAAGAAAGTTTAGCAAAATAGCTAGACCCCAGAGATTCCAAGGCATTTTCTGATTTTTTGGTAATTATACTTGTGTTTCCCGTATAATCGCATACTATATGCGGTATGGACGCACTAAATCTTGCAGAATATCTGTTAAAAAGCATACGTGAGCGTGATGTGCGTCTTAAAGACAAGCTCGCGGACGGTTCGATACAAACTTTTGAAGAGTATCGGTACATCGTAGGCGAAATACGCGGAATGACCTACGTTGAAGATGAAATCAAAACCGCGATGAAAGGCATAGAGTACGCGGATGACTGATAAGTTATTTGTGCCAGATCACGTTGCGAAGGCTGCGCGTAAGGCAATAAAAGAAAACGCAGAAATGCCCAAACCCATTCAGAATGCGTTTGGCAAAGGTGCGGAAAGTAAAAATGAACGTGATCCATCCGAGATGGAGAGTTCAGCCATAGAGAGATTACCACAGCCTACAGGCTATCGTGTTCTCATTATCCCTTACTATCCCAGTGAAAAGACTAAAGGTGGTATTATCGTTCCCGATCAGATTCGTGATCGTGAATCCTTTGCAACTGTTGCGGCTTACGTTGTTAGGTTGGGTCCAGATGCATATAAAGACTCCCAGAAGTTCCCAAATGGTCCTTGGTGTAATGAAAAGGATTGGGTTCTTATAGGAAGATATGCTGGAAATAGGTTCAAAGTGGAAGGTCTTGAGGTAAGAATCATAAATGACGATAATATTATTGCCACGATTCTTGACCCAAAAGACATTTCATATGTATAAGTGAAGGGAGAACAAGGAAATGTCTATGTCTGAAGATATTCGTGCAAACGAAGAACTTGAAGAAAATACATCTGTAGAACTTGATGATGATGATCAAGATACAGTTGAGGCTTCTTCAGACGACTCCGAAGAAGAAAGCCGAACAAATGTTCGAGATAAGTCTTCTGGAGATGAAGAGTTAGATCAATATAGCCAATCTGTTCAAAAACGTATTAGAGAATTAACCGCGAAAAGACACGCTGCTGCTGAAGAAGCGCAGGCGGCTGTTCAGTACGCACAGCAAATTCAAGCTGAAAACAATCAGATGAAGCAACGCTTGCAGCAAATGAGCGTTGGTTACAATACTGAAGCAGAAGGTCGCTTGAAGGCTCAAGAGTCTCAAGCCAAACGCGCTTTGGCTGAAGCTATGGAGGCAGGCGATTATGAAAAAGTCGCAGATGCCCAAGAAGCCATTTCAAAGATTGCGATAGCCAAAGAGCGTGTACGCGTTCAAAAAGCTAAGATTGCAAAGCAACAGCAAGTTGCAAAACAGCAAGCACAAGTTGCTCAACAGCAACCACAACAACAAGCTGCACCACAACAGGCACCTGATCCAAAGCTGCAAAGTTGGCTAGGTAAGAACGAGTGGTTTGGTCAAGACCGACTAATGACTCGCGCAGCGCAAGCAATTCATGAACAGTTAGTTTTAGAGGAAGGTTTCGACCCTACCAGTGATGATTACTACAAAGAAATCGACACTCGTATGCGTAGAGAGATGCCTCAAAAGTTTAAGGAGAAGCGGTCCAACGCCCAGACTGTTGCTCCCGCGTCTGGAAACGGACGGTCTGTAAAATCAGGGCGGAAAAAAGCGGTGGAATTAACACCGGGTCAAGTGGCGTTTGCCAAAAAAATGCGTATCCCATTGGATAGGTATGCAAAAGAAGTTGCTCGCTTAGAGCAAAGACAGGAGTAATTGATATGGCTAATCGGACATCACGCGAAGTAGAATCGCGGGAGCGCACAGAGCGCAAAACAGAATGGCGTCCCGGCTCGGCCTTAGATGCCCCTGAACCCCCCATCGGATATGTTCATCGTTGGATTCGTGAATCTGTGATGGAATTTGATGACAAAACTAACGTTCATAAGAAACGGCAAGAAGGTTGGGACCTCGTTCGCGCAGAGGATTACCCAGATTGGATAGGACCTGTAGTAGACGAAGGGCGTAACGCTGGTGTCATTGGCAACGGCGGACTTGTTCTCGCACGTATGCCCGTCGAATTGGTTCAGCAGCGGAAAGATCACTATAAAGGTGTGACAAAAAATCAAATGGATGCAGTGGATAATGATTGGATGCAAGAAAACAATCCAATTATGCCGAAACTTGCTCCGCAACGTAAATCTTCTGTCTCGTTCGGCTCTGGTCGAAAAGGCGGATAAACTGAAGGATAAAGAAAATGGCTAATCAAGACGCCTCTTTTGGCCTTCGTCCAGTTCGTACAAGCATTAGCTCACAGCAGCAAAACCGTTATCGGATTGCTTCAGGCTATGGCACCGCTATTTTCCAAGGCGACCTTGTTGCAATGGTTACAGGCGGCGGTATTGAACGTGTTGCCGCAGGAGGATCAGGTTTGATCCTTGGTGTGTTCAACGGGTGTTTCTATACTGACCCAACGACTGGCAAGCCAACTTTTGCAAACAGCTACCCCGGTAGCATTGCCGCATCTGACATCATGGCAAATGTTATTGATGATCCGGGTGCAACATTCGAAGTACAAGCTGATGACACATTCCCTGTGGCTGACTTGGCTGGTAATTTCGACATTGTTGATCAATCTCCAGTTGGGGATACCACTTCTGGTATTTCTCGTATGGAGCTTGATGTGACGACTGGTGCAACAACTGCAACATTGCCGTTGAAAGCCATCGACATTTCTCAAGACCCTGAGAACAGCGATGTTTCGTCTGCGAACACTAACGTGATCGTGAAAATCAACAACCACCTGTTCAGCGGTGGAACCGCTGGCTTGGCATAAGGAGATTGAGTTATGGCTATTTCACGCTCCCAACTCGTCAAAGAACTTGAGCCGGGCCTGAACGCTCTATTCGGTATGGAATATGACCGCTATGAGAATCA